ATTCAATTCAAGGAGCGATAAGCGATTTTAGGAGGTGTTTCTATGGAGCGTATTGAAATTCCCAAGACTGGAATAGGTGATTTATCGGATGGTTACCATACATTCAATGAACTATACCATCATAGGGCTGTTCTGTTTAGCGTGATATGCAGCCAAAACAAAAAGATTGCATGGAAGTCTAAGCATCATCACGACAGCACTATGTATGACGATATGTTTATTGTTGGAATTAATACACCACAAGGACAAGCGACTTATCATTACAACATTGTTCCATATTGGGATATGTTTAAAGTAGAAGAACTAAACAAATCCCCTGCATGGGATGGGCATACGCCTGATATTGCGATTGAACGGTTGGCAAGTTTAAGTTACTAGATAGATTGATATAAGGCTGATTTTAAGTGATTTTAGGGGGTTTTGATTTGGACTACATGTTTCTACTACTTACGATGATAATCGCGGGCGTTGCGGCTGTGTCCTTGTACCGTATCGGTTTAAGAGATGGTCAAAGGATGGCAAGCGGTAGACCCGTAATCAAAGAGGCAGACGGTGAAATAGCCGAGGTCACGGATAAGGTCAAGCGGATGCAGACACTCTTCGATAATCTTGATACCTACGACGGCACAGACAAAGGGCAGGTGAAAGTATGAACGGGTTCACAGCAGGCGTATTCAATGGGTTAATAAAGCCCAAAAAGCCAAAGGTAGAGGACAAGGACATCACCGAGATATGGAAACTGTATCAAATCGGGGAAGACCACCACAACAAAGCAAGCCTGTACACCAAGACCGACAAGGCACACAAGTTCTTTGAGGGTGACCAATGGGACGGACTGCAAAGCGGCGGTGAAGTGCTGCCGATGTTTAATTTTATTCAGCCGACCTGTGAGTACAAGATAGCGATGGTCGCCTTGAAAAGTATGCGCATTGCGTATACCAATGTCGAATACTCCGAGATTTTAAGCGAAATGGCAAACACCTTGTGGGAAATCTCCGTGATGGACAAACGCATGTGGGAGATGGTGAAAGAAGCATGTATTACCGGCGATGCGTGGATTTACTTTTACGACAAGCTGTATCACTCCCAACTGATAGACAACATCAACATCTATTTGGCGGACGAGCAGCAGAGGGATATTCAGCAGCAGCGGTATGTATTGATATACGAACGCAGACCTGTTGCTGATGTTCGGGAAGATGCAAGGCAAAATGGTGTTGCCGAAGAAGAGATTGAATTGATTCTGCCCGATGATGAAACGCACAACCAAGCGGGCGATGCTGCCAATGAGGTAAAGAACCAAGAGGACGGGAAATGCTCTTGCCTGCTCTATATGCGCAAGGATGAAAAGGGCAATGTGTGCTTTACAAGGGCGACAAAGCATGTGGTTTATCAGCCCGAGCAGGTGGTGGAGGGGATGAAATATTACCCCGTGGCTTCGTATGTGTGGCTGCCGAGAAAAGGAAGCGCAAGAGGCAGGGGCGAAGTCGAGGGGATGATACCCAACCAGATTGAGTGCAACCGGCTGTTGGCACGGCGGGCTTTGTCGGCAAAGGTGAGTGCTTTCCCAAGGCCTGTGTATTCGACTGCCCTTGCAAACCCGCAGGACATAGACCGTGTGGGCATTGCCTTAAAGGTGAATGGCTCTGTTGAAAGAGTGGGCGATGCCTTTACTTATATTCAGCCCGCAAGTATGAGCCAAGATGCCCACCTGCTGCAGGAAGACTTAATCAACACGACCCAAAGGATGGCTTCCACGGGCGACGCGGCATTGGGCAATGTCAACCCCGAAAAGGCAAGCGGTGCTGCGATTGTTGCGGCGAGAGACCAAGCGGCGATTCCTTTGAACGAGCAGTCGGCAATGTTCCGCCAGTTTGTGGAAGATGTGGCGCGGATTTGGTTTGACATGCTGTGCGCGTATCATCCCAACGGTTTGCCCGATGGTAAAGACGGGTTTATCCCTGTTGAGTTACTAAGGGCGGGACAGCCCGAAATAAAGGTTGATGTGGAGCAGATAGACCCCATCAGCCGATTGGGGCGGGAGCAGGTGATGCGCATGGACATGGAGGCACAGCGCATAACCTTTGACGAGTTTGTGGAGGCATTGCCGGAAGATGCGGTTACACCAAAGGGAGCATACAAAGAGATGTTTGACAGGCGGGCGATGCAAGCGCAGATGATTGCGCAGATGATGCCGCAAGGTTTGGTACCGACAGGAATGTCGGCACCAATGGCACCAAATATGACACCAACGACACCGATGCAACAGGGTATACCGGCAGAAATGCCGATGACCATATAAATTTAGGGGGACAAAAAATTGAATGATAATTTTAACGCGGTAAACGACGCGCAGGGGATGACCGTTGAATCCCCAAACACCGAACCGATGGAAAGCGCAGCGGTGGAAACTTCGGTTGATGCCGCGCAGGAAGTCGCGACACCTGCTGTTGGTGAGGAAAAGCCCAGTGCCGTACAGACACCCGAACAAAACGCGTGGTATGCCGAGCAAAGGCGGGCGGCGTCAGAAGCCAAAGCCGAGGCAGACAAAGCAAAGGCGGCAGCAGCGCGGTTGCAGTCGGTATTGAACAAGTACGGTTATCAGGGCAGCCCCGAGGAAATTGCCGACCAAGTGGAAGCGCAGGAGCAGAAGATTACCGTTGAGCAGTTAAGAGCCGAACGGGAACAGGAAGCAAAGCGCATTCGTGAAGCGGCGATGAATGACCCCGAGATAAAAAAACTCAAAGAAGAACGCGATGCCCTGTATGAAATGCAGCTTGACCAAATCCGCAAAGGTGACTTAGAGAAGGTGAAAAAAGCCTTCCCCGATGTTGCCGCAAAGGATGTCAAGGAACTGGGCGAACAGTTTGCGAGTTTAAGGGCAAACGGCATAGATGCGGTTGTCGCTTATGCGGCAATCAAGCAAGCAGAGGGAGCGACAAAGCCAAAGACCCCGCCTTCCATCGGGAGCGTAAACAACGCAACGGCGCGGGTAAAAGACTTTTACACCCCCGAAGAAGTGGATTCCTTGAGCGACGCGCAGCTGAATGACCCTGCTGTGTGGGCGGCGGTGAGAAAAAGCATGACATCGCCCGCGTGGAGAAAGTAAGAAAACAAAACAGGCAAAAAAAGAAATAAAGGAGTGTTAAACAATGGCGTACAGCAATTTTAAGCCGACCGTATGGTCGAAGCATATTCTGCGCGAGCTGGAGCGCGAGTGTCAACTCTATGACTTTTGCTGGAAACAGTACGAGGGCGAAGCCAAGATGGGTGAAAAGGTGAAGATTTTAGGCGTTGGCGCGCCCACCATCGGCACGTATACCGGGGCTTCCATCGGTGCGCCCGAAACCGTGGCAGACCAATCGACCTACCTTGCCATCGACCAGTACAAGTACTTCAACTTCGCCGTGGATGACGTGGACAAGGCGCAGGCTGTTGATGGATTGATGGAGGCGATTTTGTCCGAAGCGGTGCGTGCGCTGGCCATCAACAAAGACGAGTACATCGGGGGGCTTGCCGCGGGGGCAGATGTATACGCGACTGCTACATCGAGTGCCAACACTGCCGCAAAATGCTTTGCGTTGGTTGACGCGGGACTGATTTGGCTGCGCAAAAACAATGTGAAGCCCTCCGACGATGTGGTGATTGAGGTGCCGCCCTTCTTTTACTACCGCTTTAAAGAGTACCTGACGGCGCTGAAAACCGACAACACCGAGATGATTAAAAAGGGCGTTGTGGGAATGTACGACGGCTGCCTTGTGCGCGTAACGAACAACCTGTACAACGACGGCACCGACGACTATGTAATGCTGCGCTCCAAAAAGGCGATTGCGGCGGCAAGCGGCATTGAGCAGACCGAGGCGTTCCGCCCCGAAACCCTGTTTAGTGACGCCATCAAGGGCTTGCACTGCTACGGGGCAAAGGTTATTCGCCCCAAAGAACTCTATGTCATCAAGGCGCACAATTCGTAATTAAATTGACAGGGGGCGGGAGAACCCCGCCCCGGAAAGGGTGAAAACAAATGGCAGCAGCAACCGTTATTACCAATACCACTTTGGCACTGAATACCTTTGCAACCCTGCCCGCGACCGCGGCAGTTGAAGCGACAAACGGCGCTTTGGTAACCGCAGGGGCAGACCACAAAATGCTTTTGATTGCCGAAAACGCGAGTGCCGACACCGCCAAAACGGTGACCGTTAAGGCGGGCAACGGCATCCAGGGTTTATCTGACTTAGCACTTTCTATTCCCGCGGCAAGCACGAAATGCGTTGTGATTGAGAGCATGAAGTTTGTCAACACAAGCGGCACGAACAAGGGCAAAATTTTGATCACCGGCACAGACGCGAACATAAAAATCGCGTGTGTGCTTGTGCCGTAAAAACACAAAAAGGCGGGGCGGGCAACTGCCCCGCTACTTTTTAAAGGGAGTGAAACCGCATGACGGGTACACAATTACTTGCTTCGGCTGCAGCGGTTATTCATGAGGCGCACCCGTCCGATTATGACGGTTTTGCCGTTTCGTGGATAAACATTTTGTTGGCAGAAACTTTTGATGTCAACAATCGGTTACGAGTTGCGGCCGGGAGTGCTGTATTGGCAACTATCCCGCAGTTGACCGCTTTGACCGAAACATTAACTTATGAGAATAAACTGGTTTTCAACGCGCTGCCTTATGGTTTGGCGGTGAAGTTGATTGCAGATGACAGGGATTCTTCTTTTTGGAATATGCTGCACGCCGAGTATGTCAACCGCATCAATGAGATGGATGTGGGCTTTGTAGAGGCGGTGCCTTTCAGCATTGAGATTGTTGAGGTTGACGGTGTTGATACAACGGTAACGGCGCCGATATTCGGCTTTGCGCCGATAACCCTTGCCGAGAATGTTTAGGGGGTTTTGATATGCGCCATATCGTGGCAGGCGGTTTTAATAAGCCGCAATCAACCATGTACAACAAATTCAAAGGCGTTGACTTTGCGACAGACCCCGCAGGAATCAGCCGCGACCGTTCGCCTTATGCGCCGAACATGATCAGCGATTCCGGCAGCACGCCCGAGAAGCGGCTTGGCTGGCGGGAGTTGATTACCTTCCCCGCGGAAATTGTTAATGGGCAGAGCACTTTAATGCCCGTGAATGGGTTGTTCGCCTGCTATATCGGCTCTACGAGTTCAACGCACTATGTGGTCCATGTGGGAACAATACTATACAAGGTGCTTTCGTGGGAATCGGGGACTTACGGCACATTGGCAACGGGTGTGAACAACGCCAAAAGTACCTCGGTGTATGCAAACGGAAAACTGTATATCTTTACGGGCAGAGAATACTATGTGTATGACGGCGTGACTTGTGACCTTGTTGTCGGCAAGACGCCGCAAATTACCATCGGCAGAAGTGCCACGGGCGGCGGCACGGCATTTGAGGCGATTAACCTTTTGTCCGACGCGACAACCGACAGTTTTTACATCACCAAGGCGGTGTTTGAGGGGGAGGGCGAAACCCCTGCTGTTAAGACTTTCTTTTCGAGTTTTGAGAACCTTCATGGGCTTGTGAGTCCTGCCAACAGGGTACAGGTGCATATTCAATACGCAGGGGGCGGCTGGGCAACGCATTATGAGGGGGACTTGTGGACGGACGACACAACCCCCTTGTTCACCGTGGACAGAACCGCGGGGAGTGTGACATTCAGCGATGTATGGCACGCTGCGCTGATTGCGGGGGAGTTTATCAACTATGTTGAGGGTGTGGATAATATCCGCATTACCGTTTACAAACAGCGAAGCGGCGATGCCGACAAAATAAAAAAAGCGACGATTGCAACGCAGTACAACGGGTTTATCTTTTGCGCGGGGGCAGAACGCGGCGTTGATTACCGAAGCGGGTTTGATGACCCGACTTACTTTCCCGCCGACGGGTACGACACGGTGGGAACGACCAACACCGACATTGTGGGGTATTTGCGGGTAGGCAAGTATTTGGCGATTGTAAAAGAAGACAACGACATGGATGCTACCGTGTTTTTCCGTTATGACAGCACTTTATCGGACGGGAGCATTGTGTTTTACCGTGAACAGGCGATGACGGGCATTGGGGCGATTGCGCCGAGGAGTTTTGCCACCCTGCAAGGCGACCCGATGTTTTTAAGCCGCGAGGGCGTGTTTTCGATTATTTCCAACGACCTGACGGATGAACGCATTGCGGCGAACAGAAGCGGGTATGTAGACCCTGTGCTTACAGTTGAGGAAAACCTGCAAAACGCGTGTGCTGCTGTTTGGCGTGGCTGGTATGTTCTTGTCGTCAACGACCGTGCGTATATTTTAGATGCCACGCAGAACAAGGCGTACAACCAAGACAGAAGTTCGATGCTGTATGAGTGTTTTCATTGGACGAACATCCCTGCGAGATGCCTGCTCTCGATTGACGGAGAATTGTACTTTGGGCATTTTGCCGCAAAGGTTTGTAAATTCAACACCGACATAGAAGATTCGACCAAATATGCGGACACGATTTTTACCGAGGCGGCAGCGATTGATGCCTCTTGGTCTACCAAGATAGATGATGACGGCAACTTTGCCGAGAAAAAGAGTTTGATGCGTGCGGGGACAGCGCTGTTGGCAAAGCCATTTACATCTTCAAGTGTTGAGATTTTAATTCGTTCCGAGCGGGAATTTCCGAGAGTGGCGAGTGTTGCGATGGGGTATTTTGACTTTAACGATGTGATTTTTGACAATTTTGAGTTCAACACGCTGGACACGCCGCAGGTGATACCGTTTAGGACTTCCTCGCGGAAGTATCACACCTTGCAGATAACGGTGCGAAATGCCGTGGTGAACCAAGGGTTTGGCGTGTACGGGATTGTGAAAAGATATTACGGATGCGGGGTGATACGGTAATGGCAATTTCCACTTTAAAATTCGCAGAGGGCGACTTTACCGACAAAGATATATCGAGCTTGCCCGACAGACCCGCGAGTATCGGCATGACGGCGGCGCAGCTGAAAGCACGGTTTGACAACATCGGCAAGGTGATGCTTGCTTTGGGCAACTACAACCTGCTGATTGATGCCCTGCAATCGGTTACAGACGGAAATTCGGGCGCTGACAACATTGCGGTGACGGCTGTTGCGGGGGCAACGGGGCTTACGGTGCAGGAAGTGTTGGAAACATTGGGCGCAGTTTCCCACACACACGCGAACAAAGCCCTGCTTGACACCTACACGCAGACGGAAGCGGATTTGGCAAGGGCGGTATTAACTGCATCTACATTTATACATATCCAGATGACACCGAGTGCCGAATGGGGGGTAACGCATAATTTAGCAAAATACCCATCGGTTGTTGTGGTTGATACGACAGGCAGGGTATGTGTAGGTGATATTAAATACGAAGGCGTGAACTCGCTGACATTGACTTTCAGCGCGGGATTCGCGGGAAAAGCATATTTGAATTAGAAAGGGAGCATAAAAATGCCGAAATTTTTAACAAGCATCGACCTCAACCAAAATCAGCTTATCGAAGCAAGGATTGAGAACCTTGCGACAGCGCCGACCTCCCCCGCCCCAGTAGCGGGGCAAGTGTATTTCAACACCACAAGCAACCGACTGTTCACCTACAACGGCACATCGTGGGTGGGCGCGGATGCCGCCGATGCGACAATCGCCAACGGTTCTGTGACCAATGCCAAACTGGCAAACATGTCGGCAAACACCATCAAGGGGCGGATTACCCAAAGCACGGGCGCGCCCGAAGATTTGAGTGCCGCCAATGTGAAGACCATTCTCGCCCTTACAAAAAGCGATGTAGGGCTTTCCAATGTTACAAACGATGCACAGGTGAAGAAAGCCGCTTCCTCGCAGGACGGGTGGATTCCCAAATGGAGTGGCACGGGCGGCGATACAATCGTAGACGGTTACGGCGTGGAAGTTTCGTCTTTGACGGGTGATTCCAACAGTTTGGCAAGAGCCGATGTCATCAAGTCTTATGTGGACACGCAGATTGCCGCGGCAGACGCGATGATATTCAAAGGCACGCTGGGCACGGGCGGCACGGTGACCGCATTGCCGACAACCTACAAAGTCGGCTGGACTTACCGTGTGATTACGGCGGCGACTTACGCGGGGCACGCTTGCGAAATCGGCGATATGATTGTCGCCCTCGTTGACCGTTCGGGTTCGGGCAACCTCGATGCCGACTGGACGGTGATTCAGGCAAACCTCGACGGGGCTGTCATCGGTCAACCCGCAGGCGTTACGGACGGTGCTGTTCCCGTGTGGGTAGGCACAGGCGGAAAAAACATTGGCGGCGGCTGGGTGATTCAAAGCACTTTGGCATCAAGCACATCGCACTTGGCAAGCGCAAAAGCCATTGTGGACGCCATTGCTGCTGTTGTGCAAGCCAAACGGTATTCCGCAAACCTTACCGCAAACGCTTCGCAGACCGTGACGCACAACCTTGGCACGAAAGACCTGACCGTTTCTATTCGCGAAGTCGGCTCGCCTTATGCGCAGGTGATGGCGGACATTGAGTTTGCCACCGACAACACCGTAACGGTGACCTTCGCAGCGGCACCCTCTGCCGACCAATACCGCATTACGCTGGTTGGATAAGGTGGTGTGTACATTTGAAATTTTTAAACGGGATAACAGCGACACTTGTAGGGTACACAAAGGCGTCTGCGGCGGCGGCAATCGCCGCCACGGACACGATAGCACAGGCAATCGGCAAGTTGGAAGCGAACAACGCCCACATGATAAAAGAAGGCTTCGCCCCGACAAGCGATGACTTACACGCTTGCCTTACCACGGGAACATATCGGTTTATCCCCACAACCGCCAACATCCCCTATGCGGGAACATACGGCATTGCCCATGTGTACTGCTCGCTTGGCACTACCCATGACGATGGTGATTCAAACAGTTGGATTTTTATTGAGGCGTTTATCCTTGGGAACAACGCCGTAAAATTCACAACGCAAAAACAAGGGAACGGCGGTTCGTGGGCAAGTTGGCAAGCGTGGAATGCATAAAGAGGGTGTTAGAAGGGAGTGCGGCGGGTGGAAAGTTTCAGCAATGAGTTTTTGGTGCAGATTATGACGTATATCGGAACATTTGGGGTTGTTTATGGGGGTCTGTCCTCCCGGTTGAAAGAACTCGAAAAGAAAATGGACAAGCATAACAGTTTGATTGAACGTATGTATGCCGTTGAAACAACCGTCAAGGAAGTTTGCAAAAAGGTCGATAAGATTGAAACGAAATTGGATTACAAAGGAGCATACAATGAACATTGATTTTTTGGTAGAATATTTTGCGCCCGTGATTGTCGGGCTGTGCATCTGTATTGGTTATCTCATCAAAACGGCGACACCGATTGACAACAAATACATCCCTGTGATTTGTGGGGGTTTGGGCGTTGTTTTTGCGTACTGGTTAAATTTCCCCACCATCACGCCCGAAATCATATTAACAGGGCTTTTCTCCGGTTTGGCGGCAACTGGACTGTTTGAGGCGTTTAGGAATTTGATTGAACATTAGTGCCAAGATTAGTGCCGTTTGGCACGAAGGGGGGATAATATGAAAGTTTGTATTGATGCCGGGCATTATACAGGTTACAACGCAGGGGCTGTGCCGGGATATTATGAGGGTAATGCCATGTGGATATTGGCAGGTTTTTTGCAATCTGCCCTTGAAAAGTACGGTATTGAAGTGATAAACACACGCCAAAGTATGGACAAGGACTTATCGCTTGATTTAAGAGGCAGGACTGCTGCGGATAATGGGGCAGATCTGTTTCTATCCCTGCATTCCAATGCCGCTTCGGTTAATGCAAGAGGCACAGAGATTTATTATTCGATACATCGAACGGAAAGCAAAAAACTTGCTGATGCGTTGGGAATGGCGATTGTAAACCTCATGAAACAAGATTTGCCGAATACGGTTTATCGGGGCAGTAAAACACGAAAATACAGCGTGTGGACAAATAAAGACTACTACGGCGTAATTCGTGGCGCAGTAGGCGATAACGGCTCAAACCCTGTAAAACACGCATTACTGATTGAACACGGTTTTCACACAAACCCCGATGAATGCCGATGGCTGTCGCTATTCGACAACCTAAAACGATTAGCAGCGGTTGAGGCTGATGTTATCGCTGAATATTTCGGGTTGAAATTTGAGCCAAGGACATTTGAAGAGAATGTAGTGTCAAGTCAACTATCCGGGAAAATCGGAGAGTTGGAAAAAGAGATTGCAGGGTTGAAAGAGAAACTATCCAAAATCAAAGAATTAGCGGGGTGATGGCATGGCAAGGTATAAAGTCTATAATTCAGATGGTACGGTAACGGCTGAATATAAGGCGTTTGTAAATAAAGACGATGACGAGGAAAAGGTAAATAACCGCCTTGCACAGGCGGCATATACCGCAGTCACGCCCGCACAACCTATTGTTTCGGGTGTTACAGGCGCGGGCAATGCCGGTTATACTATTGCGGCCGGTTCAACCGTTGGCAGGCCGACAAACTTTGCGGGCGGTGATGCTGCGTATTTAAATTATCTGCAAAACGAGCCTGCAATCAAAGCGGCGAACCTTGCTTATAATACGGGGAGTAACGGCAGAATCGCACAGGCACAAAATGGTGTTGATATTGGTTCACGCTACGCACCAAAGAACCAGGGTTCACTTTCGGGAACGCCTTATGGTCCAGCTTATAACGCATCGGTTAATGCAAACGAAGCGGCAGTTAACGCTGCTGTTGCAGCTATTGAGGGGCAAGCACCCGGTATCAATCGTCAGTATGAAGATTTGGCAAAACAGGCTTATGCTTCGTATGTAAAGGGTGGTTCTGCGCTGCCGTATCAGACACAAAGCCTTGCCACAGGATCGCAGGATAACCTTGCTTTACAGCAGCAGCTTGGTTATGAGAACACGCGGTCTGACATCAGCCAAAATAAGGCGCAGGCCTTGTTGGCCCTTGAAAGCCAAATTGCACAGGCAGAAGCAGGTGGTGCTTCCAACCTTGCGGACTTGCAGCAGCAGTATGCCACGTTGCAGGCGCAGTACCTGCAAGAGGCGCAGAAAGCGGCTTATGCTCAACAGCAGGCGCAGCAGGAAGCGGCATATGCGCAGGATTTAGCAATGGCAAAAGCGAATGCCCCGAAAGCGGCGGGTACTGTAAAATCAAGTGCGAAAGTACCGTCTTATTCCGAAATGAAATATTATGATGAATTATATAAAAACGGAAGCCTGCCGGAAGATGTGTACCAACAATTAAGGGCGGCTTATTTTGGCAGTTTCAATTTAACAAATCAACAGACACCAACTCCGAAAGTAACGCCGAACATCCCACAGAGCGGTTATGAAGCGGCACCCAATAATCCAACCTTACAAGCCGCAATCAATCAATCAACACAGACGGGCGACATAACACCGCTTGTACAGTATTATATTTCCTTGGGGTTATATTCAGACGATGAAATAGCGGAGATAGTCAACCGAATGCTTGGACAATAGAGGGGTGCTTTATGATTACAGCAGATGATGTTAAAAAATTAAGAGGCGGCACCCAAATTACAGCAGAAGATGTCAAGAAGATTAAAGCAACGGGAACGCTTTCACAACCTCAACGCACAAGCGGAGGCCGTGATAATGTTGGCGGCAGAGGGCAAGGGGTTATACCACAAGCGCCTCAAAAGCCGACCATCGGCAGCGCTGTGAATAACTTTATTGTCGGCGCAAATCCAATCGCGCCTTTAATGGGTGCAATGGAAGATACAGGTGCGCTGATTTCAAGAAATGCGCAAAGACAAATGGATGAAATGGCAAACTATGAATCCAATATGCAAGCGTACAACGCGCAAATTAAAAAAGGCATAAAGCCGAATTATCCCCCTCCAATACCTCCGTCAACAGGCGGTATGAATAACATAATCAATCCTATTCTTGCAAGGATTTCACAAAACCGTTCCGAATTGACAAGCGACATGGAAGCTAAAAAGCAAAATGCCGCGCAGCAATTCAAGCAAAGTGTCCCAGGGTATGCCGGGGACTTACTCTTAACAGGCGGCGAGATGCTCGGCGCTGCCGCGACTGCCGCAACAGGCGGCGTACCGTTTGTTGGTTTGCTTGGTTATGAGAGCGGCACACAGGTAGGAAAACGCGCTCTTGATGAGGGGTATGCACCGAATAAGGCGATGACACTTGGAATTGGCGCAGGTGCTATTACAGCGGGCGTTGAAAGCTTGTTCGGTATTGCGGGCAAAGCAGGCGCACCATTGGTCGCAAAAGTGGCGAAGTCTAAATTATGGTCAGCAGTCGCGTCAAAAGTCAGCCCAAAAGTCTTGGAGAGTTTTGCAAAATGGGCAGGAACTAAGGGCGGCAGAATTACATTAGGTCTTATCGGTGATGCTCTTGGTGAGGGTGCAGAAGAAGGCATCGAATACGACGCACAGAGAGTGTTTGAAAACTTCATGCTTGATAAAGATGTTGAGCGCGATGTAAAACAACAATTATACAGCGTGATGCTTGGTGCAGGTGTCGGCGGTTTGTTTGGTGGTGGGCGCGCTCTTGGAATTGCGGCAGAACCAAGGCAAATACCTCAAAACCCCACAGCGCAAAGCCTACCCCCTCAAATTTCAAATATTCCGCAAAACACGGTAAATATCCCTAACGCGGCAGAAATGCAAAATACGCAAGATTTAGCGCCTCCTGTGACGAATGAGCCGATACAAGATGTTGTACCCGTCGAAATCAAGGAACAGTTGCGCGCTTATGCAAAAGAGAACATGCCCGATGCTACCGATGCAGAGATTGAGCAGGCTATCAATGCGGTTGAATCGTCTGTGCAGAATCAAGAGATTGCAGATAATATCAGTGAATTGTTACCTGCAAGCGACATTTTTTCAGTCGAAACCCAAAATATAAAAGTAGCGCCGAACCTTTATCAATTTAAAGGTGACACAGATGGAAGCGGCACAACAAAATTACTTAAAAATGTTGAGGTATTCGACAAGAATAAAGCAGGTGTTATCCTTGTTCATCAAAGAAATAATGGTGAGTTGTATGTAGTCAACGGACACCACAGGCTTGAACTTGCAAACCGCTTAAATGTGCCTTTGCTTGATGTTCGTGTTGTTCGTGAATCAGATGGCGTAACTGTAAGCAAAGCACGACAGATGGGCGCTTTGATGAATATTGCAGAGGGTAGAGGTACTCCGCTTGATGCAGATAAGATTTTCAGAGAAGGAAAATTGTCTGCCGATGAATTAAAGCAACAGGGCGTATCATTAACGGAATCGCTTGTAGAAAAAGGTTATGGGTTGTCAAAGCTCAATAGCGATGTTCACAGCGCTGTACTGAATGATATGTTATCAGAGGAACATGGCGCGATGATTGGAAATGCGTTTGAAAATGACAGCACAAGACAATCCATAGCGTATAAAACCGTCAAGCGAATTGAAAATAGCGGCAAAAACATTAACGCAAAAATGGTACAACAGGCAATAAATATTACAAGGGCGGCTGAAATTGGCGAAGGCGCGGACGAACAGTTTAATTTATTTGGAAGTGATGAGGCCACAAGCGGCGATACAAAGATGGATATTGTTGCGAAGGTTACGCAGGAACTTGAAAGGATACGCCGTACCTTTGCACCGTTGACCTCAAAAGACAAGACGCAAAGAATATCTAAGGCTGGGAATAAATTAAATGACCGCAAAAACGAGCGCATATATAAGAATGTTTCAGAAAACCTTGAAGCAGTCGAAAAATTGGCGTATTATATTGATACAGATGTGGGTGCTTTACTTGATGATTATGCAAATAGTGTCTTTATTGGCGAGATGACCGAAGCCGAGGCGGTAAATGAACTTGTCAAGGAATTTGGAGAGGTGAACTATGCAGGAAATCAGTATGGCAAAAGCCGTGAAAATGGTGCAAGAAATACTCAAACAGCAAGAACAGCACCGAAAAGCAATGCAAGAGGGGAAACCTCCCGTATATCCGAAATTGGAAACAAAGCCATTGCCGAAGAATTAAAAGCATTTGCAGATGAGAATAATATCAATGTCACCGAGGAAGATATTGAGAATATTATGTTTTCAATTTCCGCACTGGCAGACACCGCATTTTTAGACCGTGTATCAAGCAAATTCGGCGTTGAGTTTGATGTGCAAGACATTGGTGTGCAGGATGCCGAAGCCTTCATAAGCGGAAACAAAATAATTCTTTCCCCCACGGCAACACAAGAGAGTGTTGTTCGCGGGGTTGTTCTGCATGAGTTGACACATTATGCCGAAACTTCGCAATCATACGGCGAATTGAAAACCTTTGCAGTTGAGCAGATGCCAGACTTCGCACAGCAAGCACAAGCGAAAATGGCACAGTACAAAGAACGCGGCGTTTCATTATCGCAAAACCAAGCTGAGGCGGAGGTTGTTGCGGAGTATGTCCGCAATACTTTATTCGCAGACCCGAAAGCGATTGAGAAACTTGTTGCTCAAAAGCCAACCGTTGCAAGGCAGTTGTATGATGCGATTGTGCAGATGATTGAGAAGTTAAAGTCAGTCGTCACAGGGCAGCAGTTGAGCGAGTTGGAACAGGGGCGCAGGTTGTTTGAGAAGGCACTGAACACTTCGCAGGTTACGGAGAGTGACGGGAAGTTTTCCATCACCCCATCCGACAAAGCGAAAATCGCGGCAGAGTATAAGAGGCTTTTGGAGGAGTACGGCGCAATCAAACAAGGCGAGAACCCCGCAAGAAATATTCCTGTTCCGCAGCAGACAAGCGAAAATAAAAGAGTGCGACAAGGTGCGAGAACCTTTGCGGAAAGCGAACACTTCACCGATGATATGAAGCCGGGCTTTGAGAAAATGATTGTCAATGAGGCGTTGTCTTATTCACCTATAAAAGACGATGCCGCTGCCTCTTACGCCGATGGTGTGATTGTCGGCAGAGGTTATCAAGGCGCATTGTCGGCGTGGGATGCAGTTGCGAACGGCACAGCGAGAGCAACAAAAAATCAAATTGTTTTAGGTGAGCGGCTTTTTATTGAAGCGGCTAACCGAGGCGACACGCAAAAGGCGCTTGACTTATTGGCGCAGATTGCCGTTGAGGGAACAAATGCCGGGCAGACGGTACAAGCATTCCGAGTTTTGAAACGTTTAGGTAAAGAAGGCAGAATACTTGCCGTTATGCAATCGGTCAATAAGATGAACCGCACAACCGAAGAAAAGCGCAACAAGAAAATGACACCCGAAGAGCGCCAAGAGGTTAACAACCTTAAACAGCAAGAGCAAAAACTTAAAGCCGAGGTTGACGAAGCACAGGCTGCAAATGATGAAGCCAAAGGTGTTTTAAGCGGAGCGAGGGCAGAGCGCAGCAAACTTGCCAAGAGAATTGAAGATAGAAAAAACTCCACCATGAAAACCGAAGAGAAAATACTCGATAAGGTTACGGAGATTCTTGATTTCAATATTGTTTTGGAAAGTGTTCAAAAAGCATACGATGATGCAAAAGGTGTTTTGGACGCCGCCCGCGCAGAGCGAAACAGTATCAAAGAGCAAATCAAAAGCCTTAAAGGCAGAACCGTAACCGCAATAGAAAGAACAGCGGATATCGAAGAAAAGTTGCCTTTACTGCAAAAGCAACTTGCCGAGATGCAAGATGCCTATGAAGAAGCGCTTGCAGACTTTGAGGTTACACGGGATATTTACAATTCTGCAAAAGCCGAACTAAAAAGCATTGAGGGCAAAACCGACACATTGAAGCGCAGAGAATATTCCCATTGGTGGAATGCTATGCAAATCAATGAGAAAATTGAAACCGCAAAGCGTGAGTATGATATTACTAAAAGGAAGTATGACGACACCCACGAAAAGCGCAAGGCGATTCAAAAAATTAAGACAAAAATCTCCCAAATAAGCGGTGAGTTATTCATTCCGCAAGCAAACCTTGAAGAGATTATGGCGGTGAAGGATGGCGACACAGAAGCGCTGGATGATGCAATCAACCGCGCTTATGTTGAAATTGCAAAGCAAATGCCCGCAACATGGTTGGACAAATGGAACTCATGGCGGTACCTTGCAATGTTGGGCAATCCGAGAACGCACGTTAGAAACATCGTCGGCAATAGTATTTTCTACCCCGCGAGGCAGTTGAAAAACCTTATTAAAGCAGGGGCGCAAAATATTCCTGCTTACAAGGGTGAAAAGACTTCCGCAATACTTACCGCAAAAGACAAACCGTTAAAACAGTTTGCAAGGCAGTCATGGGAAGAAGTCAAAGACGATGTAACCAGCGGCGGCAAGATGAACCCGTCGGACATCATCCGCGACCATCGGACCATCTTTAAGACAAAACTTTTAGAGGGTGCGAGGAAACTTAACTTTGCAGCGCTTGAAGCAGAAGATGCATGGTTTTTGAGAAATGCGTATGTGTCAAGCATGGCACAGTATCTTAAAGCCAACAACATTGATGTTAGAGCCTTGCAGTCTGACAGTCCGCTTGCAAAAGCGACTGTTGAAAAAGCTGTGAACTACGCAACAGAAGAAGCATTAAAAGCGACTTACCGCGATGCCAATTCATTATCAACCGCATTAAATAATCTGTCAAAGAATAAAGTCGCCCATGCTTTCGTTGAGGGCATTGTACCATTCAAAAAGACACCGCTTAACATAATTAGGCGCGGCATTGAATATTCGCCCGCGGGGTTGGTTAATGGTGTTTTAAAGATGGCAAAGGCCGTCAGAAACGGGATGGATGCAACAGAGGCGCTTGACGACATGTGTGCAGGTTTAAGCGGCACAGCGATATTACTATTAGGGCAATGGCTGTATAGCATGGGTTGGCTTGTCGGCGCGGGAGATGAGGACAAAAAGAAGCGCGACTTTGAGAAGATGCAAGGCAAGCAATTCTATTCTTTACAGATTGGCGATTCATCTTATACAATTGACTGGGCAGCGCCGATATCTTTACCGCTATTTGTCGGCGCAGAGATTGAACGCATGAGGCAAAAAGAAGAAGGCTTTACCTTTACGCAAGGTGTAGAGGCATTGTCAACAATTCTTGAACCGATGGTCAATCTGTCAATGCTGAACGGCGTGGATAGCGCGATTCAGTCCGCGGCTTATGGGGAATTTTCACCATTAACCGATATTGGTTTTGGCGCCTTGACCTCGTATGTATCACAGGCAAATCCGACACTTGCGGGGCAGATCGCACGAACCATTGACCCGACAAGGCGCAACGCATACTATACCGACAAGACGGTTGATGCGCCTAAAGCTGTTCAGCAGATGGTTGATAGAAATATTGCCAAGATACCATTTGCAACAAAGACATTGCCGCGCAAGATTGATGCATGGGGAAGAGAAGATAAAGGCGATGCGCTACTTGAACGCACATTTGAGAACTTTATATCTCCCGGCTATCTTGCGAAGAAAAATGTTACGCCAGTTGATGAAGAAGTGAAAAGGCTTTACGATGCAACGGGTGAGCCGGTATTGCCGAATGTTCCGTCAAAATATTTCACACTCGATAAAGAAAGAATCGATGTTTCCAAGAAAGACTATGAGTTGATGGCAGAAGCAGACGGCAGAAAAGCGTTTGAACTTATCGACCAGGTGATAAAGACAAAAGATTATGATTCACTTGACGACGCTGCAAAGGCGCGTGTTATTCAAGACATCTACTCAATTTCAAGTGCTGTCGGCAAAAACAAAATAGAACCCGATTACGGCTATGAAAAATGGATGAATCAAGCGATGAACCCTCCTAAGGGTGTTACGACTGCCGAATGGTTGGTGTTGTACGACAAGCACGGCAGCCGCTTATTGTCGCCAAAGATTGAGGATGCCGCAAAAACAATCGGCGTGAAGTCTTACTTGAAGTATTCCGATGAATTAGGCAGTGGCGCAACGCAAGAAGAAGCGCAAGATTACCTTGACGGGTTGAAAATTCCAAAAGAGGATAAGGCGGTGATGTGGTATTTGATAAACACAGGGTGGAAAACAAACCCATACGGGCAAGTGCCGCAAGGGTTATCAAAATCTCCATTGCCAAAAAGAGCATTTCCGCAGCTAACAATTAAATAACCATGCTAATATCAGTAAGAATATTAGCAGCAAGAAGCCCGCACATCGTCAATCGACTTTGTGCGGGTTCTTTGTTTTGAACTATCCGTAAATGCCGGATGGTTGATATTGAAATATACCTTAACTGTTACTGTTCTTATTTCAAAAAGTGTTGCAATAAATAAGTGTTTAGCGAAATACCCCATGCCGTTGCGTATTGGGGTTTATTTTTATGTAAATAATTTGTTGAATGATTATTGCTACATTTAAAATAAATAACCAATAATCTGCTGATAATTTGTGCAAAACATAGAATATTAAAAAGTCGTCAATAATGCTTGATAGTTGTTTATATTTGTGATAAGATTTAGACATAAAGAGAGGGGGGATAAAATGCTACTGACATTAGACCAAGTGGCCGAAATCTTACAGGTCAAGCGGACGACGGTCTTAAAGCGGGTTGAAGATGGTACGCTGGCCGCGATTAGGCTCGGCCGGAAAACAATCCGTATCGAAGAAGAAGAGTTGAAGAGGTTTATCGAGAAAAGGAAAGGGGCATAACCATGAACCCGCTAAAAGTTATCCGGCAATACTGTTTAAGTTGTTCCAACGACCAACCGAACGAGGTTACAAATTGCCAATGTTTTGACTGCCCGCTTTATGAATGGCGGTTTGGTAAGAACCCGACACGGGCAAAACGAGTGATGACCGATGAACAGCGCGCAATAATGGCAGAACGCCTTAAAAATGCAAGGACTGCCAAAAATCAATAGATGGCAATAGAGAAAAACAAATTCTAACCATAAAGCGGGGGAAATCACACAGCCAAAAGTAGAGTGAAATATTTCATGCTACGAATAAGAGAAAGGGGCATAACCATGAAACCGCCAGTCGGAATTTTGAAGCCATTTAAGCGGAGGGTTCCCGACAAGAAGATTGCAGACATTTACAACATGATACAACAGGGCTTGACCGTCAGAGAAGCAAGCAAATTTGCAGGAATCCCACAGCCCGGCATTGTGAGGATGCTGCGGGGCGAAAGTTACCAAAACTTGAGGAGGGCATGACATGAAAATCTATCGATGCCCGAACTGCGGGGAACAGGTGCAGCGATATCATGAAGAATGCCCGCGATGCGGCGAACCACTGAAAACGAACTACTGCAAAATATCCCTTACAAGGGAAGAGGAGGATGAGGTTTATGAAAACTACATTGGCAGTCACCATCGGGATGATTGGTTTTCTTTTAGTGATGGGAACTTTCGGCGCGCTCGATTGTGAAACCATTTCATTGCAGCAGGGCATCATCCAGTCAAGCATCGGCATCTGTCTTGTGCTTTCCGGGATGGCGATTGAGGGGGCGCTGTGATGGGATGGTTGGTTCTATTGTTGGCATCCATTGCATTGTTGGCATCCATTGCGGTGATAATTTGGGTTTGTTTTAAAGTTTTGTGTGATGAGGAATTGGAATGAACAATATGAACAATGGCGACAAAATCATTTTGGATTTATGCGGCGGTACTGGTTCGTGGAGTAAACCATACAAAGATGCTGGATATGATGTGCGGATTATTACATTGCCAATCCAAGATGTTTGCACATTTATACCACCGGAAAATGTTTACGGAATTTTAGCGGCGACGCCTTGCGACGAGTTTTCAATCGCAAAACATTTTCACGGTAAAGGGAAATATTCTCACAATTTCAAGGCAGGGTTGGAGGTTTGCGCCGCTTGTTGCCGAATAATTTTATTTGCAAAACCTAAATTTTGGGCGATAGAAAACCCCGCAAACGGGATGTTAAGAAATTGGTTGGGTGAACCTGCTTATATTTTTGAGCCGTGGCAATTCGGTCATAACTACCAAAAGAAAACCGCGTTATGGGGAGAGTTTAATAAACCAAAAGAAACCGTCACAAATAAACCTAACGGCATGAAAAAGTTTTCAATGCTTTTAAGCAAAGAAATTTTCCCAGAATTTTACGGCATTTATACACGGCAGGAGCGCCGAGCAATAACCCCGCCGAATTTTGCGAAAGCGTTTTTTGAAGCGAACAGATAGGGGGAAATATGGCAACAAGGGAAACATGGCTACAAGAGCGGCTAAACGGCATCGGGGCATCGGATGAAAGGAGAAAATATGAACTACTACGACCGCATGACATGGATGAGGGCAGAGCAGGACTATCTGCAACCACCCGAGGAAGAAGGGGAAGATGATGAAAGACCCATTAAAGAGAAAATCAAAAGCACATATCCGATACAAACTGGCAGATGGCACACCCATTCCCGGCGCAACAACAATCACAGGATTGCTCAACAAGCCGTTTCTGATTACATGGGCGAACCGTTTAGGACTTGAAGGCATTGACAGCACAAAATACCGCGATGAAGCAGCAGTCATCGGCACAATCGCTCACGAGATGATTCAGATGCACTTGCAAGGGCAAGAATTTGACGAAACGCCATACACGGCAGACCAAATCAGTTTGGCGCAGAATGCCTGCATCAGTTTCTTTGAGTGGGAGAAAAACCATAGAGTTGAGCCGATACTGCTTGAAGTGCCTTTGGTGTCAGAGAAGCACAAATTCGGCGGCACGATTGACTGTTATTGCTTATTGGACGGAGTGCCAACCCTGCTCGATTTCAAAACAGGCAAAGCAATCTATAATGATTATTTTGTCCAAGTCGCGGGAGCATACAAAACCCTACTCGAAGAACATGGACACGCGGTCAAAGAATGCCGGATTCTCCGTGTCGGCAGAGATGAAACCGAAGGGTTCGAGGACAGAAAAATCGACAACGCAAGCAAATATTTCAAAGTGTTCAAGCATCTTTTGGGCATCTATTATCTGAAAAAGGAGTTGAAATGGAATTGAGCAATTATTTTTCTGAATTAAACGCAATCAATGTCGGTGACAAGGCTGAAAAGAAAAACGGCTTAACTTATCTTTCGTGGGCATGGGCATGGGCAGAGGTTAAAAAGAAGCACCCCGAAGCGAATTATACCATCTACGAAAATGCCAACGGATTAAATTACCATCATGACGGCAAGACTGCATGGGTAAAGACAGGTGTTACCGTAAACGGCATTGAACACATCGAATACTTGCCCGTGATGAATCACCGCAATCAATCTATCGGCGTTGATGCTTTGACAAGTTTTGATGTGAACAAAACGATTCAACGGAGTTTGACAAAAGCGGTTGCCCGCCACGGTCTTGGCCTTTACATCTATGCCGGCGAGGATTTGCCCGAAGATGAAGAAAAACCGAAAGCGCAAGCAGAAGCCAAAAAACCGCAAAATACAAGCATACCACAGAAAACGGCTGATGTCACGCCAAAAGCAAAAAAAGCAGAGGAATCAATTAAAACCCCGCTCTGTGATGATTGCAGCGCCAAGATATCAGATTACACAACCGATGCCGGCAAACATTACACGGCAGACGAGATGGCACAGAAAATCAAAGCGAAGTTTGGCAAGGTTCTCTGCCCCGATTGCATCAATAAGGTTAAGTCAAAACTTGAAGCGATAAAGGAGGAAAATAATGAAACTGTCTAAAAAGGAACTGCTTTATATCACAAGTTTGCAAAAATCAGCAATATCTGCATGTAAAAAATACGGAGTTATAACTATCGACAGCCACAGGGGAATCCATTTATCAACCAGAACATTTTTAGATACCTTCCCGGTTTACACCTTCACAGATTTTGATGATGAATACAAGATGCTTTGTTACTCCAAAAATGAGAACAGTTTTTTCTGCCTTGTTAATCAAGACGAAATCAAAGAGTTTGGCATTAAGTAAGGAGGCACAGGCGTGATAATTCAAGGCTTTATCCAACAGTATGACGGTCAAAATTTGACGATTATCGCGCCTTTCTCTGACGAGATGACGATGCAACGGCAAGGCATCACCGAGTGTGAAGTACGTCTTGATGACGGCAGGACAATTTCGGCAGACCAACGCAAGAAAATCTATGCAACACTCAAAGAGATTGCCGAGTGGAGTGGGCATTTGCCCGAAGAAGTCAAGGAACTTTTGAAGTATGACTACATCGCACAAACGGGCGCAGAATGGTTTTCTCTATCCGACTGCGACATGACGACGGCAAACCTCTATTTAACGCATATTATCGAATTTTGCGTGTTGTGGGGCATTCCATGTGCAGATAGTCTGCTTGACCGAAGCCCCGATATTTCCCGCTATGTGTACGCCTGCCTTATACACAAAAAATGCGCATTGTGCGGTGAGAAAGCAGAATTGCATCATGTGGATTCCGTCGGCAGCGGCAGAAACAGAAAAGAGATTGTCCATGTTGGCATGGAGGTTATGCCATTGTGCAGGAAGCATCACAACGAAGCGCACAGCATCGGCAAGGTGACATTCTCCGAGAGATACAAAATACACGGAATTACCATTGACCCATATTTAGCAAAAGTTTTGAAACTGAAAGGGAAATAAAAATGGGAATACATAAACACGGAAAAGACAGCGCAAAATATAAGGCGATTTTAAAGTACAAATCCGAAGGCAGATACGAAAAGAATAAGGCCCGTAAAACAAGGAAGAATGAAAAGCGGTTAGCAAAAATTGCAGCGAGGGGAGATAAAAAATGAATCAAATAATCTTAATCGGCAACCTCGGCGCAGACATCGAACTCAAAACCACCAACAGTGGGAAATATGTCGCAAGTGTGAATATGGCTGTGAAAGACGATTTTAATCGTGAAAAAACCGACTGGATACCGCTTGTTTTTTGGAACAAATCAGCAGAAACCGCAGCGCAGTACCTGCACAAAGGAAGCAAAATTGCAGTTGTCGGCAAGCTGTCTGCCAGAAACTATGAGGATAAGGAAGGCAAAAAGCGCACCGCATATGAGGTTGTTGTTGAGCGGTTTGAGTTTTTGGAATCCAAAAAAGCAGACGCTCCCGCGAGTTTTGGGAAGATGGAAGTTGTTGACGAAAACCCCGACGACCCAACATTTGATCTTCCTTTTTGATTAAATACATTTTAATTTACATTTTAACTATATTGCGATATAATATCCACGAGGTGATTTATAATGGAAAAATGGAAAGATATTCCCGGGTATGAAGGAATTTATGAAGCTTCTACATTTGGGAGAATCAGAACAAAAGATGGCAAAACAACATTCACAGAAAGGCATGGTATTAGACTTTGGAAAAGCAGAATACTTAAATATCGCGGTTCTAATAAAGTGACAGGGAATAGGGTAAGTTTATGGAAAGGCGGTGAATGTAAAGATTGGCTTGTAGCAAGGCTTATTGCTTATACTTTTTTAGGTATACCAGAAATTAAACTCACCGTAAACCATAAAGATGGCAATAGGTTTAATAATAAAATTGAAAACTTAGAATGGCTTTCTCTTGCGGACAATATTCGACACGGGTTTGATAATGGATTGTATCCGATGATGTCTGTATCTCTTTTTGAAAAGTCTACATTAAATACATTAAAATTTAAATCAAAGTCAGATGCAAGCAGATTTCTTAATCGAAATGTAGGTTACATCTGCGGATGTATAAAAAAGGGGCGTTTAGATATCGGAAATTACATTATACTAAAAGGATGATTGGCATGAGTATGAAAACAGAATTTAAAAGTAAGGTTTATACGGACAGTCCACTATATGCAGACTTCAAATGCATCGCCCATCAACAGAAGCCTTTACGCAGGGCATTAAAGGCGGCAGGGAGGCTGTGAAAATGGAAAGAACACCATTGTCTAAAACATTAAGGTTTGAAGTTTTTAAGCGCGATAAATTTACTTGTCAATATTGCGGTCAATCTGCACCCGATGTTGTTTTGGAAGTTGACCACATCAATCCAATAGCAAACTGTGGAGATAATCAGATTATGAATTTAATTACATCATGCCGTGACTGCAACAGGGGAAAAGGCAAGAGGAAATTAAGCGACAGTGATGAAATAAAAAAGCAAAAAACACAAATGAAAGAGCTTGCGAACCGTAGAGAACAGCTTGAATTTATGATTCAGTGGCGCAATGAACTTAAACAAATTGATGAAGTTGCTGTCAATATTATTTCAGAATTGTTTAAGGAAAAGACCGGTTACGGAATTGCAAATACAGGACGAGAAAAAGTGTTAAAAATTATAAGCGAGTTTGGATTTAATGAGACCATTATGTGTTCTGAAATTTCAATTAAACAGTATGCAGACTTTGGAAATAAAAAAAAGGCGCAGCGCGCTTTTGATTACATTGGAAGAATTGCATACACAAGAAGTAAGCAGCAAAGCAAACCTGAATTGAGATACGCAAATATCATTAATAGTATTTTGGAACGCAAGGGATTTTACAGCAATAAGGAACATTTATTAGAGTTATTTTGTGGAATTAATGAGAATCAATTTGAAAAAATTATAAACGCCACAAAAAACGCATACGACTGGGCGAGGTTTGTTTATCTTGTAAAAGAGATTGTAGGTGACAATTTAAATGGCATATAGGGTTGTTAAACAGGCAATGTGGATGGACGAGAAGGTAATCGACAATTACAGCGCAGAGGATAAATATTTTTGGCTTTACCTTCTTACAAATCCGCAATGTAACCAATTAGGTGTGTATAAACTGCCGATTAGACTGGCAAGTTTTCAACTTGGCTATTCATCCGAGCAGGTGCTTGTGTTGATTGACAGGTTTGAAAAAAACCTTAAACAAATCAAATACAACAGAAACACACAAGAGGTGGCAATCGGGAATTATCTCTTTCATAGCATCATCAGCGGAGGCAAGCCGGTATTTGACACAATCATGAAGGACATCACAACCATAAGTGATAAGTCGTTGTTCATTTTTGTTTTGGATAAGTTGGCAAAAAAGGACATCACAAACCTAACTATCATAAAAGTCATTGAAGTATTAAAGGATAGAGTTACCGATGACAATGACAATGACAATGACAATGGTGAATCGTGTACCGATTCGGTGGGCGTATCGCAAAAACAGCGCAATCAAGCGGTTATTGTGGATAATGAACATCAATCCCAAAAAGACACCGCTTTTGATAGTTTTTGGAGTGCATACCCTAAAAAAGTGGGGAAAGCCTATGCGCTGAAAGCATGGAAAAAGAATCACGCTGCACAGCACATCGACAAGGCTTTAAAAACTATCGAGCGAATGAAAGCAACTGACCAATGGCAAAGGGAAGGCGGGAGATTTATTCCAAACCCTGCGACATGGATAAATCAAGGCAGATGGGATGATGAAGTGGCAGGCAGACAAGACGATTTAGACGACTTATTTTAGGGGGTGTAAAAATGGGTTATGAAAACGGCGGTTGCGATTGCTGCAATTGTAAGAATGAGAAGGATTTAGATTTTAAACAATGGGGATTTTCGGTTTTTTATTATTTTGTTGGATGTGGAAAAATTCACTACGAAAAACCGAGATTTTGTCCAATGTGTGGAAGGGATTTGAGGGGGTGTGAAAATGAGGCTGATTGATGCGGATGCACTGATGGCTGATATAGAGCGTACGATAGAAAACAGCGGTTGCGTAAACCATGAGGGAGATATTATGGATTGCGTTCGGTACGCTCCAACGGTTGACGCTGTACAAGTTTGTCGCTGTCGCGATTGTACACATTTTCGGGCGCAGCGATTGGAGGTAGAATAGGATGGCTGAAAATTTACTGCCCTGCCCGTTTTGCGGGGGAGACGCGGATATAGAGGAAATACCCGGAAGCCCGTTTACGAATGAACCATATACATGGGCTGTTGGCTGTGAGGCGTGCAATATAGGATGGTATGAGGAAACCCAAGCAGAAGCTACTTCTAAGTGGAACCGCCGCGCCCAGCCGGAAATGAGCAAAGGAGGAACACCATGAGACTAATTGATGCGGATGCTGTAAAAATACAAACAAAAGAATTGCTCAACCTTATGCTTGACGATTGGTGGGATATCGAAAGGATTATTGATGCCGCCCCAACCATCGACGCTGTTCAAGTGGTTAGGTGCAAAGACTGTAAACATTGGACAACTGCTCGATATGGAGGAAATTGCGACTTGCTTATGATTGGCAGTATCGACGAAATAGACTTTTGTTCAGCGGGGGTGAAAAATGAACATTTACACCGACAAACTCATTGAGATTGCCGCAAGAGGTGAAAATAAAGCGGAAAGCGACATCATCAAGGGCGGGTTAAGGCATTGCGCTAACTGCGGAGATCCAAAACAATGCCGAGTGACCATCAGCAATAAGGAGTATATCATGCCGAGCGTTTGCAGGTGCCAAAAAGAAAAAGATACAGAAGCCAAACGGCAAGCAAAAATCACCGAGAAGATGTGTTTGGTTGAGGGCAACCGCCGCAGGTGCTTCGGCAACACAAAAATGCACCTCATGGATTTTACTGCCGATGACCGCAAAAATGCTGCCGCCTCCGATGCTTGCAAAAGATACGCCGAGCAATGGCAGACGATGAAAGCGAACGGTGAAGGGCTTCTGCTGTACGGCGATGTGGGAACAGGAAAGACTTTTCTTGCAGCTTGCATCGCAAACGCAGTTATCGATAATGGCGAGTGGGTGTTAATGACATCTTTTGCCGAGATCATGCAGAAATTGAGAACAGACCCTGATCTGATTGACGACCTCATGGAATATCCGCTTCTCATCCTTGACGACCTCGGAACAGAGAGGACAACCGAGTACGGAATCGAGCAAGTCTACATGGTTATTGATATGCGAAACAAAAGCGGAATGCCGATTATCATCACCACGAACATCCCAATCGACAACATCAAGAACCCAATCGAATTGAGGTACAAGCGGATTTATGACCGCATTCTCGACACCTGTCATCCGATAAAAGTTGACGGCAAAAGCCGCAGAAGGCTGTCGCTGACGGAAAGATTTTTCAAAAGAAAAGAGGTCTACGGCGTATGAATAAATCAAAAATCGAATGGTGCACTTATACGTGGTCGCCGGTCACGGGCTGTTTACACGGCTGCGAATACTGCTATGCGCGGAAGATTGCAAACAGGTTTGACGGCAATTTTGCTATAACAAACCCAACAACGGGCGATTTTTTAATTTCAGACTTTGCATCCGAATGCATTGTAAGCCCGAAGCTAAACGACAAAAGCGGCGCATTTATGGTGCAAAAACAACCAATATTTAACTTAAAGCCCGAAAATAAAACACGTCTGCCTTATCCGTTTGGGTTTTGTCCAACATTTCACCGCTCTCGACTGAATGAACCATCCTTAAAAACAAAACCTCAAACCATCTTCGTATGCTCAATGGCAGACCTTTTTGGCGACTGGGTTCCCGATGAATGGATCCGCGAAGTATTCGACGCCTGCAAGGTTGTACCGTGGCATAATTACCTATTTCTCACGAAAAACCCGCAGCGCTACTGCAAACTTGCCAACGCCGGAAAGCTGCCGGAACTCGACAACTTCTGGTACGGATCAACCATAACAAAGGCCGGCGAGTGTATGTTTGCAGAGAGTATTCACTGGAACACCTTCCTCAGTATCGAGCCACTACTCGAACCGCTGGGCGTCGGGATCGGCAGCTTCGGAGGGGCCAAGTGGATCATCATCGGAGCAGAAACCGGAAACCGCGCCGGAAAGGTCAAGCCAGAGAGCGCATGGATCGAGAACATCATCGAGGCCGCAAAGCTGACACAAGCGGCAGTATTCATGAAAGACAGCCTTGTGCCGATTGTCGGAGAAGTAAATATGCGGAGGGAATTTCCGTGGTAAAGGAGGTATATGGGGTTTGATAAAATTCACGATTCCGATTGCACCCGTGACAAAGAAAAACCATCAAAACATTTTTTTGAACAAAAAGACCGGAAAACCGTTTATCACACAAAGCACAGCCTACAAGTCTTACGAAAAAGCATCAGGTTGGTTTATGTCGCCATTGGGCATCAATTACCCTGTGAATGTCAAAGCAATCTACTACATCGACAAGGATAGAAAGGTGGACATCATCAACCTACACAGCGCATTGCATGACTGCCTTGTCAAACATGGCGTTGTCAAAGACGACAACTACAAAATCATCGCAACGACAGACGGCAGCAGGGTTTACATCGACCGAGAGAATCCGAGAACTTGCATTGAAATTACGCCGATGGGAGATGAAAAACCTAATGAGTAAACAAGAGTGGACTAAAACAGAATGCGATATATTGCGTGAATTGTTTTGTGTGTCTACAGGAAAAGAAATGAAAAAGATATTTCCAAATAGATCACTTGACTCAATAAACTGCAAAGCTAACGAGTTTGGGCTAATTAAAACCCCAAATACTGTAAGACGGGCTCTTTTAGGGCATAAAGGCGCAATGAAAAACGGAGGAATTTGTTATAAAAAAGGTTATAAACTTGTGCTTTGTAAAGGGCACCCCAACGCAGATAGAGATGGATACATAGCTGAACATCGCCTTATCATGGAACAATATTTAGGAAGGACATTGAAACGCGATGAGCATATCCATCACATAAACAGGGACATAACAGACAACAGAATTGAGAATTTACAACTCATGTCGCTCACCGAACATACGATACTACATCACCGCGGAGCAAAACGAAGCCCAGAGGTGGGGGTACACATAAGCAAAGCAAAAAAAGAAGCAAACATTCGAAGAAAATGGGAATTGAACCGCGCCATAGGAGAAAAGTAGATGTTCAAACTTATTTGAAAGGGTGACAGAATGACCCCAGAAGAATATGCGAAACACAAACTGGACTACATCAACGCACGATACGGAACAGGCCACGGTGACGATTATTTGGCGGTTTTGGTGCAAGAATGTCAACGGGAGAACGAATTTATGGAGGCGACAGCGATGAACAAAGCAACAATTCCCGACAGTGGGACACGAACAAAATTTCCGAGTGGTGCGGTGCGCGACATTTCAGAGGGAAAAGGGCGGTGCGATTTGCTGCCGATTTGGGTTGTTGCGGATTTTTTGGATTCTCCATTTCTAAAAAATGTTGGTCAATTTCAGCAAACTGGCGAAGTAGAGTGCTTGCGAGGCGCATTAGGGCATATCGCATTAAGCGCACAAATGACGCGTGAAAATCTAATTCTACTGATTGCAAAACGCTTTGAGGATGGCGCGACAAAGTATGGCGAGCGTAACTGGGAGAAGGGTATTCCAGTCAATCGATACATTGATTCTGCTGTCCGACACTACCTCAAATGGCGGTTAGGACACACAGACGAAGAGCATTTTAGCGCGGTTGGGTGGAACATCCTTTGCTGCATTTGGACAGCGCAAAATATGCCCGAGTTGAACGAGTACGCGAAAGGGGTGCAGAAATGACCGAAGAATGCTGCGCTAACTGCAAGTGGCTTTATGTTAAAGACTTTTCGACAGGGATATGCGAGAACCCAAACAACAACCAAAAAGTGGTTTTTCCGAAGAATGTTTGTGAGGATTGGGAGGAAAAAGAATGACAGTTGAAAAAGTTTGTGCCATCTGCAAAAAGTCATTTACCGCAAAACGGGAACACGCGATGTACTGCTCAAACAGGTGCAAGGAATTGGCAAGAAACGCAAAAGAAGCCGAGCGGAACAAAATACGATATGCCGAAAAAGCGCAAGAGAAGCGAATCAAGCGGGCAATGGCTAAAATCAAGAAGCCTAAAAAATCCATCATTGAGATTGCTGTACTTGCAAGGCAGAACGGGATGCATTACGGCGAGTATGTTGCAAAATTTGAGGGGGTGAATGAATGAACTGCACAGGATGCGAACATCTGCAACGAATGGACGAGGACTGCTATGGCGAGCATAAACCTTATTACTGCGGAAAGTTTGTGAGGCTACTCAAACACCGCTACACGGACGAAGAATTCCCCGAGGTTGAGCCGTGCGAGGAGTGTAAACATGAAATGCAATGAAAGCATTCCTACCAACATCTGCGGTCAAGATGTGACGGTTGACACGCACGATTGGGAATTGGACGAGGTTGTAACAGGCTGTACGGTGGAAATATTGAAGTGCAGTAAGTGCGGCGAGTACAGCATAGGGTGGAAAAGAGGTGCAGATGAGAGCATATAAATTTGACTTGAACCCGCGCATAAAAGCCTATGTCGAGTGGCAGTTGGAACATTACCACGAGGACAAAAAACAGTTAGAAGAAATCAAGGGTGCCATGATGCCGCAGATAACAACGAGTTACGGCACAGGTGGACACGGAAACGCAATATCAACCCCGACAGAGGATGCCGCGATGCGTATGGCGACGAATGCCTATATCCAATCAACGGAAAGAAGCGTCAGAGCCATTGAACACACGCTTGCGCGTTGTGATAGCACAAGCAGAGCCTTGATTGATATGGTTTACTGGAAAAGGACAATGACGGCGACGGGTGCGGCGATGCGGTGCAATGTGTCAAAATCAAGCGCGTACAGAAAAATAAATTTCATTTTGACAAGTATTGCGCTTGAATTGGGACTTTTGAACGAGTTTTGAAAAGTTGGGAAAAAAACGGGAAAAATCATCATAGTTTTCATGTTATATTGGTAATGTCGAAAAGTGTAAACAACGACCGAGAACCGCCTCACAAGGGCGGTTTTCTCATGGAATTTTATGAAAAGAGTTTTTGTCAGTCACCCATATACCGATAATCCACAAATCAATATTTACAAGGCAGACAAGATATGCAAGCGGCTTTTGCGTGAGGGTGTCCTTCCGATCAGTCCTTTGCATTTATTTGCTTTTATGACGCACGACAAAGGCGTACGGCGCGAGTTGATGTTGATGTGTTTCGATTTGATTTTGTCTTGTGATGAGCTGCAAGTGTACGGTGACAGTCCCGGCACACAAGAAGAGGTTAAATTTGCGTGGTCGCATGGCATTAAAGTGATAGATTGCACAGTGCAGAACTTTGACCGTTTTATGCGTGAACGATCGGAGGTGCGGTTATAAATTGGAACTCACGAATTATTTTAAAGATTAAATCTATAAAATTTGTGTGGTGGCGGAATAGGTAGACGCTTCTGGTTAAGGCCGACAACAGGAGCCGCGCGTTAAGAGCGCAGAAGTATCGGCCATGCAAGGTGCAAATCCTTGCCCACATTTGTGATTGAGGTGAGAACTTGACCGATTGGAAGCAGGAGGCAATGAGCCTTTATCAGCAGGGCGGGACATGGGCGCAGATGGCGGAAGAATTGAAACATCACTTCCCGCAGCTGACGATACTCCAAACGAGGGATAAGGTGCGGGATTTTATTCGCACAAGACCGGAATATAAAAAAACGCAAGCACAACCACCGCAGCAGTCGAGCGTTGAATACAAGGCAGACGGCACCATCATAAGCGAGAAGTTTATAACCTGCCGAGATGGGCAAGAGATGACGCCGGAATTTATCTTAACGGCTCATGGACTTAAAGCCGAGTTGTGGGAGATGGTCAGTTATAAACACAACACATGGAACAGTCAATTAAAGGGCGGCATACTGCAAATCAGCTTTCAAAGCAAGTTAACCGCAAAGCCCCGACAGAATGCCGTGACCTTTACGGATATCGAAAATTACTTTAAAAATAAAGATTTTGGCGTTGGAATTAAAAAAACCGAGGCTTTACGATATGATCCAAACGGCGAAATCCTTGAAATATGCCTACCCGATTTACACAACGGACTTTTGGCATGGCGCAAGGAAACAGGCAAGGATTACGACATACAAATAGCAAAAGAGCATTTCTATCAATGTTTATACGACATAACCAACAGGTGCGAAAACAAGCGGCTTAAAAAGATTGTCTTTGTTACATTGGGCGACCTCATGCACATCGACAATGATATGCAGACAACCACAAAAGGCACCTTCCAACAGTCGGACGGCAGAACGGCAAAGATATTTGATGCCACGCTTGACATGCTTGTTGATGGCATAACCATCTTGGGCGACATTGCACCCGTTGATGTTATATATCTTGCAGGCAATCATGACCGCACGACTGGTTACATGGTCATCAAGGCGGCTGAACAAGCGTTTCGCAAGGATGACAACATAACCTTCGACACAGCACCAAACCCGCAGAAATTTAAACTGATGGGCAATGTCTTAATCGGATGGACACACGGCGACATGCAAAAACAAAACATGAGTGGATGGTTACAGCAGACAGCCCGTAGGGAGTACGGACAATCAAAGTTTGCCGAAGTCCACGCAGGACATTACCACAGCCTTAAAACAATCGAAACAAAGCGCGACATGACACAAACGGACGATGCCGGCGGGATTGTGATTCGGTATCTGCCGACTATCTGCAATGCAAGTTATTGGGAACACCAACAAGGGTACGGCAGCGCAGTCAAAGCGTTGATGGCGTTTGTGTGGAATGAGGTTAACGGATTGCGGGAAATGTGGCAGTCTAACATTGTGTAGTATGGTACCGACATAAATGTCGGCAGCAAATTGGTAAGGGCATTAAAGTCCCTACCACCACCGAAGCCGCCGAAGCGTACCGAAGCCGCCGCTGCAAAACATTCCTTAAAGGAAACACTTTGCGCATAATAGGGAATAAAAAAGCCCCGCCGAAGCGAGGCTTTGAGTAATAGGTTAATCGAAGCGGATGATTTCTGTTGCCCGGCACCATTCGGGCGAATTTTCTTCAAGCGATTCAATATCAATGCCTTCGTCCTGAAATCGATATACCGGGCGGTATGATTGTTCATCTTTACCGCGGCCTACAATATACTTTTCACCATTCCACTCCGATACGTGCAGCAGTGTTCCATCGGTTAGTTGGTAGTCAAACCGGTGGCCGTTGACGGTAATGTTGGTGGCCTTAATATTTGTCATGTTTTTACTCCTTTCGATGTCAGCCCTCACGAGCTGCTTAACATAACCCTGCTTGTTGTCCTGATGCTCGATGGCGGCTATCACATCGGCGTCGTGTTTCTTGTTGAAGCGGAATGTATAGGTTTTGAGGTTCGCGAGTTCGTAGCGGCGTTGGGGGGATAATTCAGACATTGTGTACTCCTTCTCCCCGGTTTAGCCGCCAGGGCCGGCGTGTGGTGGTTATTAGGCTGTGGCATCTGTTGTAATGTAATCTAATTTTAAACAGTTGCTTGATGATTTTACGGTGATGGGTTGATGATTTTCCGGAAACGCGTTATACCAATCTAAGCCGCGTTTAGTTAATCTGTGGATTACATAGCCATTATAGATGTGTTGAGATAGCCCATAACAAGTTGTTGTGATTTCGTTCTCTCCGCACTTTAATGTTATTTTTCTCATTTTCTTTCTCCTTTTGTTTCGGTTGATGTTCTTCAAATCCATTGAACTGCATTGATATATTTTTTAATTGATGGCCTGTACTCATTGATGTCAATATACCGGCACAATTCTCGCTTTACATCCGCTTCATTTCCGCAGTCCATTGCGCGGGCGATGCTGAGGTAACCATAATCTGATACATCATTATAGAATTGTTTTGAGTTGTATTCATCTCCGTCTTTTCTATCCAAGATTTTATCTATAACCATTTTCTTCTCCTTTGTGTTTCGGGTGGGTTTTCTTTCTGTCTATATAGTACAACCATGCTTGCAATATGTCAAGCATTTAATTTATGTAATAATCAACAAAGTTTCAAAAGTGTTTTTGTGCAAGGTTTATAAATAATCAACATTAGGGGGTGATACCGTGGCAGAACGCAAAAGAGAACCAAGACCAGGAGAGGGTAGACCGATAAAATATAAGCAAGAGTATTGCAAACAACTCATTACTTATTTTGAGGAGGCCGAAGGGTTTCCTACTTATGCGGGTTTTGCCGTTGAGATAGAGGTTGACACGAGCACATTGGAGCGATGGGCTGATAGGTATAAGGAGTTTTGCGGAGCATACGCGCGCGCAAAGGCAATCCAAGAGGCAAAACTTGTATCGGGTGCAATGCAAAACAAATACAACAGTCAATTCGCGCAGTTTTTTGCCAAAAACAATTTGGGCTTCCGGGACAAAACCGAGCAGGACATTAACGCCACAATCACCATGACCGACGCTGAAAAGTCATTGCTTGAAAAGGTATCCGAGCGGCTCAAAGACAAATAACCATTTTATGCAGCGTATATTCACTCTGTTTATGCATAAATATAAGCCGTTTATACATAAATACTGTATAAATATACAGAAAGTGTCCAAAATCCCAAGTCAAACACCTGCAAACCATGAATAATATTCAGTAAAGAGTAATTTAGCGAAATCGGGGGAGGGATATGGCAAAGGCTAAAAAGGCGGCAAACCCGCGCGAATTATTGGATCAGATACGCAAAAAGGAATTGGAGTATTGCAGGGCGAACCCAATCTATTTTTGCGATACCTACGGACACATAGAGGACAAGGATGCGCCTAACCCCATCATTAAACTGGACATGTGGCCGAAACAGCGCGAAGCGATGCAGCAGATAGTAGATAATCGGCTGACAGTTATTTTAAAAGCCCGACAACTGGGTGTTACATGGTTGGCGCTCATTTATGCGGCATGGGTGATGCTTACCCCCGGCAAGCTGGTCATTGCATTGTCCCGTACAGAGGAGGAAGCCAAAGAACTTGTACGGCGCTTAGGTGTAATTTTTACCGCGATGCCAGAGTTAAACGCCAAAATCAAATTAACGGCAATGGATTTAACTGTCATATGGGATGACGGTATGAGTACATTCAAAGCCTTTCCTTCCGCTTCGGGTGCAGCGCGGTCATTCACCGCTAACCTTTTGATTTTGGATGAATGGGCGTTCCAAGCGGCAGCAGAACAAATATGGATGTCAACATTCCCGACCATCAACCGACCAACGGGCGGTCAAGTCATAGGGCTGTCAACGATAGACCGAGGCACTTTGTTTGAAAAAATCTTCATAGAGGCAACCGAGGGCAAGAATGGATTCTGCCCTATTTTTCTGCCTTGGGATGCTGACCCAAGAAGAGGCGCAGACTGGCACAGCAAGACGATGGCCGCATTGGGTGACTTAATAACACAAGAGTATCCCGCTACCATTGCAGAAGCACTGACGATACCGGGCGGCGCGTTCTTCCCCGAGTTTAGACGACACATCCATATAAAGCCGCCAATCATCGACACAGCGGGATATAGGCGGTATATATGCCTTGACTACGGGCTTGACATGCTGTCCGTATTATGGGTGATGGTTGACCGTGAGCATCGCGCAAGGGTTTACAGGGAGTACCACGCAAGCAACATCATCATACCCGAGGCTTGCAAAATCATCCGACAGCTGACAGGCAATGAAGCGATTGATTTAACGCTTGCCCCTCCCGATTTATGGAACCGTGACCAGGTACACGGCAAGAGCCGAGCATTGTTTTTTCAAGAGGGCGGTGTTCCATTGACACAAACAAGCAACGATGTGGATGCGGGCTGTGCTGCGATTAAACAATGGCTAAGCGGCGACAATCCTGCATTGACCTTTGATGATGGCATTGTGACCGTTACGGCACACATCACAAAGATACAAAGGGATAAAAACAAGCCAAACCGATACGCCAAAGAGCCACACATATTAACCCACGCGGTTGATGCGCTGCGGTGCTTTTGCATTTATTGGACAGCGCCCGCAGAAACGCCAACGCAAGAGCAATACTTTGGGTTTTCCGCGCTCAAGCCTACACCATCCCCCGTTGGATATGGTGAGCGTATGCGTGTTGTCTAATGCCAAAATAAAGCGATTTAAGGGGGTTTTGCTTTGGAGTACATATTCCTACTACTGACGATGATTATAGCGGGTGTTGCTGCCGTTACCCTGTACCGTTTCGGTTTAAGAGATGGACAAAGGATGGCAAGCGGCAGGCCTGTTATTAAAGAGGCAGACGGTGAGATTGCCGAGGTTACAGACAAAGTAAAGCGGATGCAAACACTCTTCGACAATCTTGATGCCTACGACGGCACAGACAAGGGGCAGGTGAAAGTATGAACGGGTTCACGGCAGGCGTGTTCAATGGATTGATAAAACCCAAAAAACCTAAGGTAGAGGACAAGGACATCACCGAGATATGGAAGCTGTATCAAATCGGGGAAGACCACCACAACAAAGCAAGCCTGTATACCAAGACCGACAAGGCACACAAGTTCTTTGAGGGTGACCAATGGGACGGACTGCAAAGCGGC